CACAGGATTTGGAAAAAACACCACCGTCACAAATCGTCACATTTTGATTATTCCAAGAGGGACTAGGAAATGAAATCAGCAGTAAAATTATGGTCTGGAAAAACTGTTCAACTAATTCAATATAGAGGCAAGCCACACACAATTTGGTATGAAGGTGAGCGTCGAGTTTTACGAGTTGCTAAAGGCAACAACTTCGAAGAACAAAAAGAAATTGCTAAAAAAATTGACGCAGAAATCAATCAAGGCGTTTACATAAGCAAGAGCAGAACATTTGAAAAAGTCTGCGAAAATTTTGATGTTGAAAGTTTTTCACAAGTTAAAAGGCAACGTCTTGACAAACCGGGTCGGAAAATTTCTCAGGGTAGGTATGTCGAACTAACTGGTCATATAAAAAATCATTTGTTAAAAGTAAAGCTGCCTCTCGGCTCTCTAAAAAATATGCACATGAAAGATATTGATGCAGCAACCGTTGTACAAATACGAGCAGAACTTGCGAAGTATCTCAAAGGGCAAACAGCTAATAAAATCTTAAACACATTAAACAGAGTTTGTGTTTTTGCGATTGAGAATGGCGACATGAAAACCAATCCAGTGCGCGACGTTGATCCGTTACCAACAGAGTCAAAGCGTGACGACTATACACCTACGGCAGAAGAAGTCTCAAGGGTCATTGAACATGCATTGCCTCGTTATCAGCCAATAATTAAAATTGCCGCGATGACGGGTCTTCGCGTTGGCGAACTTGTGTCTCTGGAATGGGGTGATATAGAAGAAAATGTTTTAACTGTTCAACGTGCAGCACATCGTTATCTGGTCAAGTCAACTAAAACTGAAAATGGTGTTCGCAAGTTGCGCTTGAGCCAGCAGGCGCGGCAGACGTTATGTGAATGGAAAGACAAGGCGCCGAAATCAAAATATGTGTTCCCAACCACGACAGGCAAACTTGACAGCCAAGAAAATTGGCGGAGCAGAGGTTTACATCCAGCTTGCGTTAGAGCCAATGTGAAAAAATTTGGTTGGCATGGTCTTCGTCGATTTTACATAAACTCATTGCTGGATGCTGGTGCGCCAAAAGACCATGTGCAAAAACTTGTTGGTCATGCGGTTGGAAGTCATGTTACAGACGCTCACTATCGACGCATCCGTGACGAAGATGTTTTGCAAGACGACCTTACTGTGTCTCTGTAAGGTCTGTTTTTTGAATTGGTATGCAGGATGCAAAACTTTCTGCATCAGATTTGTTATGTTCTTCTGCCTTTATCGAACATTGTAAAAAGGTCAAGTTTGGCTCGGCTTCTATGATTGCATAGTTATTTAGAGTCGGCGTAAAAATCACCAAATAATAAAGAACTAAATTCATTGCTTTGCGCTTTGTGGAACAGGATAATTAATCATCACGCGGTTACAGGCTCCGCAGTGGACGGCGGTAGGTTGATCGACGTAGATGCGTCCCTTTGTTTGCTGACCGCAGAAATCACAATTTACATATTCTTTGTAATGTCTTTGATAAGGTGTTTTCGTTTTCATCATTTTTTGCGACCCCGTAGTCGGTCTAAATCCTTCGCAGGGTCAAACGGTTCTTGCTCGGCTTCGATAGCCAAAGCTGCGTAACCACCAATATCAAGTAAGCTGTCTTTGTGTCCCGGCGTTTGTGCTAACCGAGCAATTTTTGCCAGCATAAAAAAAACAGCAACCTCTTCTTTTGAAAACTCAACACCCTTGTACTCAGACCAAAGCGAAGCAATTCTTTTAAAGTTATCTTTGCATTCACCGTAATCTTTACCTCGATTTCCAATAATGCTTTGCATTTCACGCAAGGCGCTTTCAGCAGTGTTAGGTTTAATCATTTAGGTTTTGCCTTGGGTCATAATCTGACCAATCGTCGTCATCAAAATCATGTTCGATTTCGCCACGACCGTCGCAGTTTTCACAATCAACAACTATGTCTTGAAGTTCGCCGCCAAGCGGATGCCCGTAATCAGCGACACCTATATAAGTCTCGGCCTTGCCTGTGCCGTCGCACTCAGGACAACTTTTAAAATTGCGAAATAAATTGTAAGCAATGAATGTTGACATATATACCCCAAAAGTCACTAGGGGCATAATTATTGTATTTGTTATTCTTGTCAAGAATATTTAAGAATATTTATGCTTCAGGTCTTCTTCTTGCAGCTACAATGCAGTCATATCCTTTTAATTTGTCTTTAGGAATAGTTTGATCTTCAAAAGGATTGTACTGACGCACAGTTATAGAGCCGTCAGTATTTTTATTTACAAACTCTCTAACAAGACCGTGGCTTTCGCCATTTCCATTCTGGACAACAATAATTACATCGTCGCCCGGCTCAACCTTAGTCTCCGGGGCAACATATAGAATTTGTTGTGGCTTAAATCTAGGAAACATTTCATCGCCAAGCTGCCTAATGGCGTAAGCCTTAGTTAGTCCGTTCAGGAATGTGGGGCGACTAATCATTATTTCTGATACTAAACCACGTGGAATAAGTAAAGGATTATTCGTAAATTCATTTGTACTTTCCGGACGATCAAAAACAAATGGCAGGTCTGCTGTTTGCGCTGTAACTTGAATGACATCAGTAATTTGCTCAACAGTCTTAGGTTGCTCATCAATAAAATCTATAACAGAACACTCTAGGGTCGATGCCAGCTTTGTTAAGGTGTCTGAACTTGGGCTTGTTAAAGCGCCACGCTCAATTTTTGATATCACTGATTGACCAATACCCGAAAGACTAGCTAATTTGGTTTGGCTAAAGCCTTTGTCGGTTCGTATTTTGTGCAGTCTTTGGTACATATAATCCCACCAATAATTATTACTTTTTTATGCGCCTGTATATTACATATTATGTAATATGACAGACTGGAATATTATGCAAGACTAATTTAACTTTCTGCGCATCTTTTTTCGTTTTTGACGTCATAAAAAATTGACGTTATTCGTCAATATGTATGAATATTGATGAGGGCGTGCTTGATGACATAACAACTGGTGTAGCCCAATCTAAAGGTACATCACGAACCTCAACATTCATTCCGGGGTTAAACAAGGTAAACAACCCGTTAGGCTGTTTGAAAGGTAAGGTTGAAACAATGTTGGTCTTCTCTCGATTACAACTCTTGGGGACGTAATCGTCAGAAATTTTACAGTAACTCCATGCTTGATGAGAGCGTTTACTGACATAACCCTCATGTATTGGGCGCACATCAACTAAATCGACTTTGTTAACCATATAGCTCAACATTCCGGTATACTTCTCGTTACCCTCGTAAAGAAAAACACCCCAATTCTTAGCTACCTCAGATGTAACTGTGTAAACGAAGCGAGGTTTACCAGCCCACATCTCACGAACATAAGATGTTAAGAAGGCTTTCTCTTTAGGTTCGTCGATCATTTTAACAGTTCCAAGTATAGGCATTGCTTGTGGAGGGAAGAAGATGTCCTGCGGCGGACACCCCAATATTTTTGCATAATCATGGGCATCATCAAATGTCATTCTGATTACGCCAGAAATATGCCTAGATAGAGTTTCAGGCTTAACGCCCTTGCGCTTTGCTATCTCTTTTTTAGAAAGACCTGAAGCCTCAACAACTTTTGTAAAATTTACGGGTTTTAGTGCCATGTGATTTCTCCTTTATAATTCACACTTACATTATTTATGAATATCGTGTCAACAAAATTGACATATAAAATCAAACCACATACAAAAAGAAACAATTTTTAAAATATGTGTTGACGGCATATCCCAAATCGTCATATCAGGAATTATTAGTACAAATATGCATAACAGGATTAATAAATATGCCTCTGGTTACTTATCTGTTAGAAAAGGGATATACACAACAAGAATTTGCAACCTTACTGGGTGTACATCAATCAGCCGTATCTAAATGGCTACAAGGTGACAGCAGACCAAGCTGGAACATTATTGCAAAAATTAAACAAATAACTGATGGAAAAGTCACAGCAGACAGCTTTCTTGAACTCCCAACTTATATGGAAGCTGACGAATGACAATACTTGGCATCGACCCCGGAGCATCAGGCGGCATTGCATTTTTCTCCATGCAAAGGGGTCTGCTGAGTATTTTTGATATGCCTACAGTTGAGGTGAAGCGCGGCGGCAAAAACAAACGTGAAGTCAGCGCCGCCATGCTAAATGCAATAATCGGCGCAAGAGACATAGACGCAGCCTTTGTCGAAAAGGTAGGCGCAATGCCGGGTCAGGGTGTCAGCAGCATGTTTCAGTTTGGTCGATCAGTTGGCATGATTGAAGGCGTCTTATCGGCGTTAGAAATACCAACAAATTATGTGACGCCGCAGTCGTGGCAGAAGGCAGTAGGCGCTAGAGGCGGCAAGGATGCCAGCCGCGCCAGAGCCGCAGAGTTGTTTCCGGCTTACGCCGCAAACTTTACACGCAAAAAAGATGATGGTCGCGCCGACGCTGCTCTCATCGCTTGGTATGGAGCGCAGCAATGAACGGGTTTGAACGCCATAAAGAGGCTTTTGTAAGCAAGACTC